CCAGCTTCTACTTATCCCCAGCCCGCCACTACCGCCGAAGCCCTCACCCTCTAAGCTGTAACTAAACCCTCACTCCCTTCCGTGCCCGAAGTACTCCTCGAAACTCTTCAAACCGATCTCACCGCCGACCGCCGCTACCGCGAACGGCGTCATCCGCAGTGGACGGAGAACTACCAGCTCTATCGCGACATCGTCCTTACGAACCGGATAACGCAGCGCCAGAGCGTGAACGTGCCGCTCATGAAAGAGACCATCCGCACGCAGCTCTCCCGCGCCGGAGAGCCTGCGACTCTCGCTTTCGAAGATCTTGGTAATGACGGCCAGCGCGAGCTCCTGATGAACGCCTATTGGGAGAAGGTGGCTGAAGAGTCGAAGTACGAGAAGCTCGACGTCGTTGACAAGAAGAATGAAGGCTTGTATGGCCGCAGCTACACGAAGCTGAACATCCTGAACGGGATGCCCGTTATCTCCGTCCACGATTCCTTCGACGTCCTCGTCGACCGCTACGCCTCGCCTTGGAGTATCGACACCGCGCGCCGCGTCACTCACGTGGGCATCTATCGCGCGCTGTCGGACCTTGAGCTGAACCCGCTCTACGACAGAGATGCCATCAAGAAGCTCAAGACCTTCTTCGCCACGAAGCAGGGCCTCGTCAAAGCCGCGGAGAACGCTGAAGTCATTCGCGATCGCAACGAACGCCTTTCTCAGATGGGCGTGCCGGACATTGACAACCCGATCATCGGCCAGACTTACGTCGAGTTAAACGAAGTCCAGCAGAAGGTATGGCACGACGACGAGCAAATGGACGTGGTTCACGTCGTCGTCCTCGCCGATGGCCGGGAAAAGATCCTCGACAAGCCGCTCCGCGACCTCCTCGGCGTCAACTTCTTCACCTGGACATCGTGGGCCGGAGATGTCGAATCCACCGACTGGAACTCGGACGGCGCCGGCGACATCGTTCGCGTCCCGAACCAGATCCTCAACGTCTACTTCTCGCAGATGGTCGAGAACGGCGTTCTCCGCGGCTACGGGATGAACTTCTACGACACCACGAAACAGGAAGGCTGGACGCCTGCGGGATATACGCCCTCTCCGTGGGGCTTCTACGGCGTCCCCGGCAATCCGAACGATATGTTGAAACACGTCGAGGTGCCCGAGATCCCGGGCCGCATGGAAGAGATGAACATGATCAAGGCGATGGTCGAAACGGCCACCGCCGCGACGGCTCTCCAGAAAGGCGCTTCACCGCAAGGGGAACAGACTCTCGGTGAAGTGGAGCTCATGGTCGCGAAGGCCGATGAGCGCATGCAAGATGTCCCAAAGTTCGCCCGCATCCATGCGAAGGAGCTCGGCCACAAGTTCGCGATGCTCGTCTCTGGAGCCGCTGCGAAGGGCATCCTGAAGCCCGTCACGCTCTACAAGAAGGGCGCATCAGGCACACACTACCCCTACCAGCTCGACCCGAACACGCTTCACGCTCCCGAAGGCTATGAGTGTGTCGTGACCCAGAAGGCCGAGAAGGAAGCGGATTCTCTCAAGATGATCCAGAAGCTGAAGATGAGCGCGACAATGTTCCCAACGAATCTCCCACTGCAGAACATCCTCAAAGAACGCACGCTTTCGTGGCTTGATCTCACGCCCGAAGAGAAACGCGAGGTGATGGAGTTCGAGGAGCAGGCTCCCATGATCGCCGGATTGCTCCCTCCCGGCACTCCCGCTGCCCCTCCAAACCCAATGATGCCCCTCAATGCTTGACCAAATCCTCGAAAAACTGGGCTTAAGGACCTTCGACGAGCTGAAGCCGGCCGAGCGAGCCACCTACAGCGAATACGCGCGCCTTCTCACCCTTCCGGACATCACGATCGACGATTTGAAGAAGTTCTTCGCCGCTGAAAACCAGCGTGCGAATGCCGAACTCCGAAACTTCGAGAACGGTGAAAAGAAACAGCTCTACTACCAGGCATACGCGAACTTTCTCACGAACATCGAGACCTTCATCTACGCACCTACGAAACAGCGGGAAGAGTTACGAGCCCGGCTGAAGCAACAATTCAACATTGACAGCTAAAGGTCGCTTGCTAATCTAAATTCACACCAACCACATCAACCACATGGACCCAATTTCTCAGAAGCGTCTCGAAGAGATCATCGCGACCGGCCCCGATTCAATCACCGAAGCCGACGCCGCCTTTCTTCGCGCCCGTCGCTCGTATCTCAACTCAGAGCAGACGAAAGTCTTTGCCGAAGCTCTCGCAGAAGTCCAAAACCCTCCGGACGGCCCGGCCGACGATCTCGCCGAAGAGAAGCCCGCGAAGAAGCCCGCGAAGTAAGCAGCACATTAACCAAGTCGTAAACCGCCCAAACCCCGTAACCGGGACGGGCACAACTCACAATGGAAGATCCAAACCTCCCCACGGAGACGGACGCACAGCCGGAGCCTGACCATGCTCCGCAGCCGGAAAGCGAACCGACTGTTCCCGCAACCGAACCAGCAACTCCTCCCGCCGGACCTACCGCCGAAGAGAAGTTCGCGGCCTCAACCCGGGAAAATCAGATTCTCACCGCACGCCTCGCAGCGTTCGAAGATGAGAAAGCTCGCAGGGAATTGACAAATACCCCAACCGACTCGGATCTAAAGGCAGCATTCCCGGAATGGGAGTACATGAGCGCCACCGAACAGCGCCTCGCTCGCGAATCGTTCACGGCCCGCCGCACGTCCGAAGTCCTTCTCGCGAAGGAAAACGAACGTGAAGCGGACACCCGTTGGAACACCGATCTTGAACTCTCAGCTGCGAAATACCCTTCCTTACTAGGCAAGGAGCAGCAGTTCAAGCAGTTCGCGAACAAGAAACAGTATCGCGGGACACCTATCGAGGTTCTCGTCAACGCGTTTCTGCACACCGCCTCGACCGCTACACCTTCCACACCCACGCCGGCAGCTCCTGGCCTTGAGCCAGGCACCGGTGGCCCGAAGACACCCGAGAAACCCAAGCTGCTCACCGCGGCAGACCTCAAAACTCTCCGTGAGACCGACAGCGCCGCCTACCGCAAGTACATCGCGGAACACGACATGTCGCAGCTTGAGTACTAAGTCACGGTTGGGAGCACACACACTCACCAACTAAATGCCTAGCGCATACGCAACCAAAGTAGCAGAAGGCTTTTCCGCCAAACTGCTCAAACACATTTACGAGTACGCCCCGATCGAGGCCGCCGTGAATCGTGACTATCAGGGCGAGATCAACGCCGTCGGCTCGAAGCTCAACATCCTTCAGATCGCGAAGCTCTCCGAGAAGAACTACACCGGCGCGAACCTCTCTCCCGACAGCCTGTACGAAACGAACACTCTGCTCACTATTGATCAGAAGAAATCGTTCTACTGGGCTGAAAAGACGATCGACAAATGGGTCTCCTACATCAAAGACCCGCATTCGACGGTCGTCGCTCAGAAGGGCAATGAGCGCATCAAGAACATCATGACGTTCTTGCTCGCGTTCTGGTCCGACGTCGCCTCCGGCAACTGGTACGGCACTTCGTACACCACCGGCACCGTGACGGTTGACGTGACTACAGGAGCTGTAACCGGCTCCGGCACCACGTTCATCGCCGGCATGGTCGGCAAGCCTTTCAAGGCTACCGGTCACTCCGCCTGGTATCGCGTGAAGACCTTCACCTCAACGACCGCAATCGTCATCGAAGACGACTCCGACGATGAGACGTCCGCCTACACCGGCGGCGCGATCGGCGCAGGCGCGGCCTACGAGATCCAGGCCAACACGGTGAAGACGATCGACAACGCCGGCACGAACCCTTCGTTCCTCACCATGGTCTTGACCCTCAAGAACATGCTCGACGAAGCGGAAGTACCGGACGAGGATCGGTTCCTCTTCATCCCTCCGGTCGCCCAGATCACGGCCATGAAGGACGCTGGCATCAAGCTCAACGTCCCGGCCGCGTATCAGGAGCTCGTGAAACAAGGCCTGATCGCCGAACTCGTCGGCTTCAAAGTCTTCGTGTCGAACCGAGTCGCGGGCGACAACACCAATGGCTTCCACCTCATCGCAGGACACAAGAGCTTCTTGACCTTTGCGGACAAGACTCTTGAATCCGGCATGGAGGAAGACCTCATCGGCAACTTCGGCTCCGCGTTCAAAGACCTCTTCGTCTATGGCGCGAAAGTCGCAGACGGCCGCAGGAAGTTCGCAGCCCATGCGTTCGTGAAGTTCGCCTAAACCGGCCACTTCTGACGCTCTCTCCGCTCTTAGGAGCGGGGAAGAGCGCCCGAAGAAAGGTCGCCATCACTCATCCCACCTTCCCAAGAATGTCCAGAACCAAATCCATCCTCTTCCCGAACAGTCTCTCCGAATTCTCGAACCTGTTCGACAAGCTTCAGCGCCCAGTTACCGCGCAGCTCTTGAGTACCGGCGCGCTTGCAATCGGAACCGCCAAAGCCAAGGTTCTGATCGCGAACACGATCTACTGCTTCATCGAAGGCGTACTCGTAAAGAAGACGACCGCTGAAATTGTCCTCGCCGGTACGGTCACAAACGCGAAGTTCAACGTGTACGTCCTTTCGATCAGCGCCGCGGGCACCGTCTCCGCGCAGATGGGAACCGAAGCTGCCACCATCGGCGGGGTCGTCTTCCCGACCATCGCTGATGGAAACGCGGTTATCGGCTTCGTCATCGTCAATCCCACCGGCACCGGCAACTTCGTCGGCGCCACCACCGAACTCGATGACGCCACCGTAGCTCCGAACGCGGTCTACATAAACACGCCCTATCCGTTTCTGCCCGGCCTTCAGGCCCTCTAGCCCGTTCACCCTGCCTCACACCGAGGCAGCGACGAGCGGACTAGCTCCTATACCAAACCAATCACCTCTCAAACATGGCTGACAACGTCGCAATCACGCCTGGCCTAGGAAATATCGTCGCCGCCGATGAGGTGATTGACGGCACTCTTGGCACCGTAAAAGTTCAGTACGTGAAAATCATGGACGGCACGCTCGACGGCACCACCAAGGCCGCCGTGGGCGCTGCCGGAGTGAAAGTCGATGGCAGCGGAGCAACTCAGCCAGTTTCTGCCGCGTCTTTGCCGCTGCCCTCGGGAGCTTCCACCGCCGCGAAGCAACCCACGCTCGGCACCGCTGGAACCCCTTCCGCCGACGTAATCAGCGTCCAAGGTATCGCCTCGATGACGCCCCTCAAGACAGACGCTTCCGCGACCAATCAGCCTGTCGTCGGAAACGCAGCTTCAGGAGCAGCCGACTCCGGCAATCCGGTCAAAGTAGGTGGCACGTACAACACGACGAAGCCCGTGCTCACCAACGGCCAGCGCGGCGATATCCAGCTGAACGCTGAGGCCAGTCAAATCGCCGTACCCGGCTACCTTGAGACTCCCTTCTCAACAACGATTGTGGCCGCAGTCGCCGCCACCGATGCCCAAAACTACAACTGGGTTAGCGTCCAAATCGTCACCCAAGGCGGCTCTTCCACCGTTACCTTTCAAGGATCAAACGACAACACAAACTGGGTGTCGATGGCGCTTACCATCTCGACGAACATCGGCTCCAGCATCCCGGTCATAAGCTCCACCGCAGCGAGCACCTACCAAGGCGGTCTTCCATATCGGTACTTCCGCTTGAACGTCACCGGCATCGCCTCGGGAACCACAGCCGGCGTGATTGCTTTCAAAGCTCTCGGCGCTCCACCGAACAACCCCCACTTCATCAACTCTTTCGGCGCCGGCACCACCGGCCCTATGAAAGCCGAAGACGCGGCGCATGCGTCGGGAGATCAAGGAATCCCCGCCTGGCAGATCCGCCGCGATACGCCGGTTACAAACGCGAACGCCTCAGCAGATGCCGACTACATTCCCATCGCAGCTGACAACCTCGGTAAGACTTGGACCGCTCAGACACAAACAGAAGACGCACCTCACGCCACGGGCGACAGAGGCTCTTTCATCCTCGCGGTCCGAAACGACGCCAACGCGACACTGTCGAATACCGACCTTGACTACACCCCAATTTCGGTCGATGCCCAGGGCGACCCGCAGGTGGATGTTCTCACTTTGCCGAACGTAACCCTCGCCGCCGGAACCAACACCAACGAAGTGGTAGGTGACGTCGCCCAAGACGCTGCTGTTGCCGGCAACCCTGTTCTCATTGGACTCCGCGCCTCTACAGCCACGCCTACCCCCATGAGCGCCGATGGCGACTCGGTCTACCCCTGGGGCACGCGAACCGGAGCTCTGGTTATCGCGGGCGAGATCGTCGACGACGCTGTTTTTACACCCGGAACGTCGCGCGTAGTCGCTCAAGGTCTGATGGCAGACGAAAGCTCCACCGACAGCGTCGACGAAGGAGATCTCGGCGTTCCACGAATGACGCTCGATCGCAAGACGATCGTCACTCCCGAAGCCCACACTGCCGGCGGCGCGACGCCGTATCACCTTGTTTCAGCAGCAAGCACAAACGCAACTTCCGTCAAGGCCT